ATACTTTCAATCCATTAGCTCCAGTTCCACTAGAAGTGGTATACTGAACCTCGACAACATCACCATTTGTAAGATCTTTACCCATTATTCCATCACCAAAGAGGATTTCTGGGATTTCTTGCTCAGATTCTTCTAAAAAGAAGACCTTTGAAGTGGAATCTATCTTAGTAATATCAGTTGCTTGCAAATAACGCTCTGTAACAGTACCTGAAGTTACTTCAACACGCATACTAGATGTATCTGCAGTTCCATTTGTAAGAATAAAACGCTGTCTTTGGTTAATATCTCTTACAAAAGTGTCTGTAAGGAATACTCCTTCATACAAAACAACACCAGTAAAGGTTGCAATACCAGAAGTACTATCTACACTCTGTGTAGTATCAACTGGTAAAGAGAAAACAAAGTTATTATTATCTAATCCTGTGAAATTTAATACTAATCCTTTAGAGATTGTAACTGTTTTGGGATATGGAACTACAGTCTGTACGCTAATATTAACAGTTGTTTGTGCAGAACGAGCTGATTTTGGTGTATAACCAAGCATTCTTGCTAATTTTACTACATTTTCACGTAAAACAGCAGTTTCTAAGAAGCCTTCATTGACTGTAAGGTTGGCATTTACACTAGTATAGTAAGTATTATATGCTAACGTATCAAGAAGCACCGTCAATGATGACCCTTCAAAGTCATAATCACTGAATTCTGACTGTGCTCTTAAGTAATCTTTAATTTGTGCCTTAATTTGGTTGAACTCTAAGGCGTTGACCTGATTGAATGCCATTATGGTTTAAATGCTATGTCGATAGAATCAAATTTGGCTGGGATTCCCATGATTACATATGCTATACTCACGTTTAATTCATTATTATTCTCATCAACCTTCACTTTAATCTCATAAACTGCTACCCTAGGTTCATAAGTATCAATAGCTTCCTGAAGTCTTTTCTTAATTCTCTGAGCAGAGTTTGGTATAAAGTTTTCAAAGAGTAATCCGATGATATTCCCACCGAAAGCAGGATCAAAAGGTTTCTCGTAGAAGTTATAAAGGACAATATTTTTAACTGAAGCTTTAATGGCTGCCTCATTGTTCAGTGCTAATATGTCATTAGTCACTGCATTCTTTTCAAAAGTCAAAGAGAAGTCTCTAAAGGACTTCGATGTTAAAGCCATTCGGCTACAATATTAACCTTCTTTATATTTATACTGGTTTTGTAATAATCTCTTCTCTGCTTCACGGACTACTTCCTCAGCACTCTTTTCAAAGTCTGGTGTAGCCTCATGTCTAGACTGATATGTCTTTGCTTTCTTCATATAAGCATCAGAACGAGGATCTGTAATAAGATACTTACAGTGCTCGTTCCCATTAGTATAGAAGTCGTCACCCATATCTACAGGGACGTTATGATTTCTCATTCCATTGATGATTCTATTTGCCTTGGCCACGATACCTCTTCTTTGCTTTATTACGGGATGTAGCAGAATACTTGCTATGCATCGAATTACCTTGACGAGTCTTCTTAGGAGTTGCTGGTACTACAATAGTTGTACCAAAACCACCTGCTTTTGTTTTTGCCATAATTAACCTGCGAATACGTTACTTGAACCAGCAGCGACTGATGTACAGCCACTTATTGCATCTCCTACTCTACCACACCCTTTACCATTTACAAATACGGTTGTACTCCCTGTAGCTATTGGTGCAGCATGTGAAGGGCATGGAACACCTGGTAATAAGTGCCCAGTGTTATTATCCCCTTGACGGGATATTGGAATACCATTGCAGAATACATTACCAGAACCCTCTGCTCTGACCATACCAGAACAATGGGCTACGTCTGCATCTCCAACTCTAGTTACTGCTGGCATTATGGTTCATACTCCGATGGTGCTGTGTCTTCCCAGTCATGATATTTAGCAATGGGCATACTATCATGAGGATGTTGCCAAACCTTCTCAGATCCACCTGTAGGGCATTCTATATCAGAATGACACTCTTCTGATCCACCTATAGCAAAAGGATTATAACGTGCAGTAGCAATCCTATACATCTTCTCATGCATAGTGATCTCTTCCTCAGGTTTATGAACCTCTACCGCAGGAGGAGTAATATTTACAATATCATTACCATCCTTATCCTTATAGGTTGGTATATGAAACCAATCATCATGGGGTGTATGATCAGGGGCTGGATAAGTCATTAGTCGTAATAGTTGTCAACAAGAGAACGGATACCTTCCCATTCATTATTTATTTTCATGGTTACTGTAAAGTTAGCATCAGGTTGAGCAGTCAGATTGCCAATAGGACCACTTTCCCATGATACGACTACTGTAAAGGTTTTTAATGTATAAGCAGTCATATCCTGATCAAGATCAAAGAAGATCTTATCAGCAGGTAAGTTTTCGCTTCCTACTACAGTGGTAGGTGTTTGTGTTAGATCAGTTTCACCCTGATCGATATAGGTAAAGCTATCTGAAAAAGGGTCAGCAAAAGACCCTGTGATTGTTACCGAAGTCGTACTTGGGGTAATCACAAGGTTGGGTTCTGTACCATCTACTGTAGCAGTAACGTTGGTAACATCACATGCTTGACCAGCAGCAACAGTACATGTTGCATTGATTGTCTCATTAATCGTAAACGTTGGTCTAACACGAGGAGGCAATTCGGTAGGAGTATTACTAGTGGTAATAGCAACAGTCATCTCTCTCTAGTCATTAATTGCTGTAGATAGTCTGAATATTTGCCCATAGCAATATGCTGCTCCTCAGTATGTGGAGGATCTGGAATAACAGGTTCAAACTTTATAAGATGATCAAACGCATCTGGGACATCCCCTAGTTTGTTATACGTTACGAGTTTTCCATTGTTTGATATGGTGAATACCCCGTTCAAGTCGTCCATAGTTTTTGGAATTATTTAGAGACCCTTCGCGGTTTTGGACGTGATTTTTTCCTCAAGGGTACTCAACCTATCCTCATTCCTCAGACTGGTAAGTCCACTGCTGAGTTGCCTTCCTTCAAGATCTCTCAGAGTGTTCTCATGGTCACATACGACATCTACAAGTCTCTCGTAGTTCTCAGAGCCAGGTCGTCTCATGAGGAGAAGGGACTGTTCCACTTTCTTCTCAAGTGCTGTCAGTCTCTCTGCAAGTTCTTCATTACTTAGTGGCATAACTTTCTTTGTCTACAAATGTACCAGATCTATCATAGTTTAATCTGTGGTTCTCGGTGGATACGTAATGACCTACGATGTCATTACCGTCACAACGGTACCCGTATCCTGTAACGTTCTCGTGGACTCCATCTATACGGAATTTCTTATTTTTGTCTGTAAGATAGCTGTGATAGCGTTCATCGAGGTTGATCATTTCTGTGAGAAGGGAAGGTGTAATTTATATAGTGACATTATACCGAAACCCTCACAAATAGTCAAGGGGCACTTGAAGGTTGTCACAAATTCTTTGCCTTCTCTTTATATTCTTCCCATTCTCTAAGGTGCTCCTCTGACCAATCCTTCATGTAATGATGACCTAAGGCACCCCTCAGAAGGAACACAGAGATACCGTTAATGGTATGGGCAGGCTTAGATGGTTTTGGAGGGGGTGCTTTGGGCATTGTTTTGAAAGGGGGTCTGGGAAAATTTTTGGAAAAATTATTTATTTTATATCACGCTCGCTCATGCAAGACTTTATAGCTTAGCTTTGGTATGGATGTTAAGCTATGGGGGGCACAAAAAACCCCCCGTGAGGGGGGTAGTGCCTCCGAGTGCCTCAGCGAATGTGAGGTGGGGCGATCTCTGCACGCCATCCAAGTTTGGCAAAGTCTTCTAAGATTTGCAAGGCACGCTCATAAGTTGGAAAACTTATAAGTCTTGGATTTTGTTGCTGGTTTGTCCAGTAACGAACCTTTGTGCTGATTTTGGTCATGTTGGGAATAAGGGTCAGAGTTCAAGAAATAGTAACGGATGAAAGAATCATGCTTAAGCAGATCATACGTTGATGGGTTCATCTGGTAAAATGCGTGGTGACTGACACGATGGAATGACCTGAGTAATTCGGTCTGAAAATCATGGGGTCGAATGCCTTGGCGATCCGATCAAAGAAGATGTAGGATCTGTCCTCCCACTTTTTGTATGCATTCCATTTCTTGTTGGGCATGAAGTGCGGGGAGTTGATGCGGTTGGATTGAGGATTCAATTTTCCGAGTTCAGAGGGTGATGAAGTAAAGGTCAAGGTCCAAGATGGTTTCATTGGTCAGTGTCGCAGAATGATGGGTCGATTTGGCAGAGTTGATTCTGTCTGGTGGTTTGGATATCGGTCACCTGCTTGATAGCAGATGAACCGATCATGAAACCGCCGATCAGGGTGAAGGCGATTAGTGCAATTCTCATTGCCACACCCCACCTGATCCGACCCACCCCATCCGTTCATATTCTCTACGCTCAAGATCTTCGGGAGATCCGAGAACATCTTGTAGAAAATTCACGGGTGACTCATGAAGGCAAATTTGCTGATCATGGTCATGGGTGGCAGTCAATTCTGAAAGGATTGACTTCATCGCTGCTTGGACTGCGGGGTCGCGGTCAGCAGCGGCGTT